GCTGTGATACCTAAAAATGCTTCTTCAAAGCCATCTACTAGAATTATGTGTTCATTCTTAACTAATAAATTGCGTTCTGTTAATTCTTCTAATATATCTTCTTTTGTCATCGCTGGCTTCTTTTTAATATCTGTTGTTCTAATTCATATTTATCTTTTTCAAATGCTAAGTGCATTAAACAAGTGTGTAGTTTTGATTTTGTAATTTTATTGTATTTGAGAATGTCTCCATTAGTAAGTCCGTAGATAGATTGATACCAGCCCCATTTAGCAGAGAATCCTGCAGATGCTGAGGCAGCTCTATCTCCTTCTGAGTTGCTAAATAATTCAGGATAGTTTTCTGTAATTCGTTCTTTAAACTGTAAAAAAAAACAAGCGAACCAAATACAACATCTAAAGTGGTTTCTGTCATATCGTACTTTTCAGCACTTTCATATTCTTCTATTAAATATTGCTTCTTCTTTTTGTATGTTATTGGTCTATATAAAACACCTATTGCTTTGTTCATTAAATCCCAATCAGCAAGGTAAGTATCTAAATCTACATATTCACCAAATGAAATATCATCCAGCTTTGGTATAAATCCAAATTCTTTATCATTCATTGTAAACCTATCTATAAACTTAGGTTCTGTATTAAATAGCTTTGATAGTTCTTGGCAGATCTTATTGATATCAGTAGCTTTTATTTGTAACACTTGTTTAAGTGTTATATTACAAAATATCTCTACCATCTTCTGTTGTAGAAACGAATCCAGTTCTTTACCCTCAGCAATCTTTAACCACTTTTGGTATTGCTTTAAAGTAACCTCATTAAGAGTTTCTGGTATGTTAATAGTTAACTTCATTTATATACAAACGTTTAAATTAGTGAATCGTTATATACAAATATAAAAAAAAGTAGGTAACGCTCTTTTGCCGACTACCTACTTTAACCAAAACATAAATTTTAAATCAAGACTTTACTAAACGTATTCAGAAAGTTATTTTTAAATTACAATCAAATATAATAAAAATTTCTCTTATATATCTTATCTTTTCTTATCTTATCTAAATGCTTAAGGGTGGCTTAAGCGTGGCTATAATTAAAACAATTTATATTCTGCTGCTTTAATTCTTTGTTGTGCTATGTTAAAATAGTTTTCATCTTGTTCTATGCCTATGAAGTTTCTATTTGTATTCTTACACGCTACACCAGTTGAACCACTACCCATTGTTAAATCAACTACCAAATCATTTTCATTACTAAATGTTTTAATTAAATCCTCTAACAATAATACAGGCTTCTGCGTTGGGTGGTGTCCGTTATAATCCTTTTTGTATTTTAAGATGTTACTTTTGTATTTTTTACCTTCCCATAAATTGAAAGTGCTTATCGTTTTATTTTCAAAACCTTTGTATATTTTAAAGGCATCTTCATAATTCATAAAGCCTTCCATTTTGTCAATACCATATAACTCAATTAAATTATTGTAGGTTTCTAAAGTATGGAAATTATACCTTCTTGCTTTATCGCTATTAAATGTATCTAAAACAGCATATTTTTTAAACCCAGCGTTTTTAAAATCATCATAAATATCATAATTTTTTTTATTTATAAAGGTTCTAATTTTATTAGTATATTCTTTTATTGGGTTAATTGTCACATCTTCGCTTTTAGAAAATATTAAAATATCTTCTGTAAATGAAACCATATTAACCTTAGCACCTAAAGCAACCGCGAAATTATCTTTTTCCCAAGTTGCTCTATATGCAAAAGGTATATTCGGTATTGCTTCGGTTATTAATTTAGTAGTATAAGGTTCTTGGCTAAAAAGTATCATTTTACCATTCTTTCTTAATATTCTGTTTGCAATATCATAAACTTTTTTTGGTTCTATTGCTAAATCCCAACCATTAATTCCAAGTTTTCTACCTCCATTAGTATTCATATTACCATAAGGTAAATCTGTCAATATTAAATCAACACTACCACTTTCTATTTTGTCGCTTTCAATTAAGCAATCTCCTTTATATAGTTTCATAATATTTAATAAATGTGATATTCTCCTAAGTTTGGATTCTGTAATTGATAGCTAACTGCATACCTAAGCGCATCAATAGCGTGATTAAAATTATCAACTGGTGTTTGTGATTTCTTCTCCAACCAACAATAGTTATTTAACTCTTTAATTAATTCTGTACTATCTTCAGTTATTACTAAATCATAATCTTGTAATAAACTAATACCAAACGTAATACTACCTTGTCCTTTAATTGCTGGCACTACATTACAATCTCTGCTTAATTCTGTAATTAATCTTGGTTCTGCTGAATCACCTACTATTAAATTATCTGCTGCAAACTTTTTATTTAATACTGCTATTTCGCTTGTTGTTAACTTTGGTTGGTAGAAACATAACTGAATGTATATTATTTTATTTTCTTTATCTATGCTTGTTTTCACAAGTGTCGAGGCATCCTGAGAAAATCCATAGTCTTGGCCAAATACAATTTTACCTACTTGTTTAAATTCTCCTATACTCCAATCAGTAAATATAACACCCTCAGCTTTGTCCAGCCAAGCACCTTCAATAGTATGCTTGTATCTATTTGGTCTTCTAATCTTCATTGTTTCAATCTGCTTAATATAGCTTTCTGAAAGATTATCTATGTTATCTAAATATGTTGTGTGTATATAGGTAGTATCTTCTTTAGTTATATTACTACCAGCAGAAACACCTCTATCTTCAAACCAACGCTTATAAATGAAATGTTCTTTGGTTGTTGGATTTAATATTAATATAACTCTATTCTCTTGTATTTTATTACGAACAGATAAATCAATCTTATCAAATATATCCTCATCATTTAATTCTTCTGCCTCATCCATTACCCAAGTAGTAATACCTTGTAATGATTTTAGATTTGCTGTCTGGTCGCCTGAACTTGTTTTAATACCTCTAAATATTATCTTACTACCATTACCTTTATTTATTATCTCATCCTTTGTTATTTTGAATTGGTCAATAACACCAAGCAGTTCTAACTTTTCTATAAATTCAGGTATGATTGAAATACCAGCAGCTCTTAGAGTGTAACGTGTAAATAATATTGTGTGTCCAGCTTGATAGGTTAATAGTAATAGTACAGAGTTTATAGCAAATGATTTACCAGAACCTCTACCACCAGTTACAATAAAGTAACGTGCAAATGATTCATCTAATACTAAATACTTTTTATTGAGCTTTAATCCGTGCAATGATATTTCTAAAATCGTGGTTTACTTCTTCTGAGGTATGTATATCAACAGAATCTTTTTGTTTACCATAGATGCTATCTAACACCATATTCAAACCCTGTGCATCACCTTTTTGTATAACCTTTTCTATAACAGCCATAGCCATTCTATATTCATTAGTCATCCATACTTCTTCACCAGTAACTGGATGTATACCTTTTGTTCTAAGCTCTGCTATTTCTTTTAAAATTGTGCTTCTGTTCTTACTGCCTTTTGGTCTACCTTTAGGATTTCCTGACTGTCCTTTTTTGAATGGTATTAAATCTGCTTTGCTCATTTTTCTGTTCTGTATTTGTTCTGTACTTATTTAAAAATACAATTAACTTTCTTTCAATTGCTTTTGCTTTCTCTTTCGTATTCATATTCATTATATAATCTTCTAACAGTATTAACTAAATCTTTTACACAACTACCACAACTTGATTGTTCTTTGTTAGTATTAAATACTCTATTGTGTATATTTAATAATGCTCTTTGTTCGTTTATATTTACTACGTTTTTATTTAAAGCAAAGAATCCTTTTAAGTACATATATTCATCTTCATTTAAACATTCTATATTCTTATAAGGAAATATTTTATTTAACTTTTCTTTTCTTGTATCGCATCCACAATCTTTACCTAACTTGTCAAATATCCAATCAGTAGCTTGTTTTATGCCTGTGGCTTTTGTTATCTTTTCTACTGTGTCGCCTAAACCTTTACTTTTCATTTTTAATATATGATATTTTTAATAATACTAAGTAACCTATTAAATCACTTAGTGTATCTTCTGTCTTGTCGTTTAATCCTTTGTTTTTTATCCTTGCTAATTTATCATCTATTCTAACTTTTATTGCTTCAGTAGAATCTAACTTGCTAAATACATTTGATGGATTGTTTGCAGTATCTCCGTATGCAGCATTTTTTTCTAATAGTAAATCTATAACCTCATTACCTATTTTTTTAATTAAGTATTCAGTCTTCATTAATTTTTTTTTTAATCTCTTTAATACAATTGTTTATTGTTCTCCATACTACTACGTGTGATATGTTAGTTGCTGCAGATAGTTTTCTTATACTGTGGAATTTCTTTCTATATAAGTTAAATAACTTTCTATCAAACCAGTAGAATTCATTTACTATATCATCTACTACTTTTTCTATGTCAACATACTTTGTATTGTCTGCTTCTATAATGTTTTTTAGATCTTTATCAATTAGTAAATCTTTGTCAGTTCTTATTGTATCAATAAAAATATTGTGCATCATCTTATATATAAACGCTTTATTTAAAGAATCGTTATATAGAATATCGTTAATTTTTACTTTTTTACTATCAATTTTACTATGTAAAGCTATGTAGAAGTCGTGTAATAAATCTTTTGCTGGTATTTTACTATTACTGCTTATTTCTTCGGCCATAGATAGCCAAGTTTTTTCATCTCTTACCAAGATGTGTAATATATTATTTACTTCTGTATTCATCAAGTTCAAGAAGTATATTAACAAAATCATCGTATTTTAAAGCAATGTAATCATCTTCAAAGTTTTTAGTAAATACAACTACTGGTGTTTTTAGTGTACCTCTTGCATCTCCTTTACTTTGTTCTAACGCTTTCCAAATATTAAGTTTTTCTTGGTTTTTACATTCCCAGCTATATTCAGATAATATACCACTTGTAGTTAAAATATCTCCTTTAATACTTAGTCCGCCGCTGTTT